AACGCTAGGCTCTTGTGGTTGCGTAGGGAAGAGGGGCAGATGTGGCAGCCGCCAGAGTAAGTAACGTAAGAGCAAGAGCCATCAAGAATGGTTATCGCTCTGGCCTTGAGGAGAAGGTTGCCAAACAACTAGAGGAAGCTGGGGTTTCTTACGAATACGAGAAACTAAAGGTTCCCTACGAACTAGCAGAAACTCGTAAGTACACTGTTGACTTCCAGCTTCCCAATGGGATAATCATAGAGACCAAGGGGCTATTCAAGACAGAAGATCGTAAGAAGCATCTTCTGATCCAGAAGCAGCACCCAGAGTTAGACATCAGGTTTGTCTTCTCTAATGCCAGAGCCAAACTCTATAAAGGTTCTAAGACGACATACTCTACTTGGTGTGACCAGTACGGTTTCAAGTGGTCTGATAAAGTAATCCCTACAGAATGGATCAATGAATGAAAGACTACATCTTCTTTAGCTTTGGAGCCTTGTTTGGAAGATTGTCTGACTGGGCATTCGAAAAGGTTTCTGATGACTACCTCCTCTTTCAAGAGCAAAGGATTGACGACGAGATTGAGGATCGTATGTTTGACTTGGGAATGACCAAGATCACTATCTTCCATGTCAATGAAGGCCCTATCCACCGTGATAGTATCCCAGACGATGAGGATGTCCCTGAACGTTGTGAGTGGTTCTTGGAGGTTAAGTGTCTTGTGAATGACGAGACTGACCTATCGGACACTGCATTGTGGTTTGCAGATTTCAATGAGGCTTACGCTATCGTCAACCACTTCTATAAGAATGTAGAACCAAAGGTGATCTTTGTATGACAGGTAAAACAGTTGTTGTGTTCTCTTGCGCGCATACGGACCCTTCCGTAAGCAATGAGAGGTTTACTTGGTTGGGTGAGTTCTTGTATGATCTTAAGCCTGACTATGTAGTTGACTTGGGGGATGGTGCAGATATGCGTTCCCTGAACACCTATGATACACGCTACCCTCAAGCTATCGTATCTCAATCCTACGCAGCGGATATTGAGCACTACAACGATGCAATGGAGCGTATGCGCTGGAAGATACGTCATAACAAACGTAAGCAGCCTGTGTACATTGGGTTTGAAGGCAACCACGAGAACAGGATTAAAAGAGCTATTGCTCATGATCCCCGACTAGAGGGTTCCAAGTATGGCATCTCATTTAGTCACCTACAGACGGACCATTGGTTCGATGAATACCATGAGTATCACAACTCAGCCCCTGCTATCGCTGACTATGATGGTGTCTCTTATTCCCATTACTTTAGTTCTGGTAACTATGGTACAGCTACATCAGGGATGCACCATGCCTACAGTATCATATCTAACAGGAACCATAGTTCTACTTGTGGGCATAGCCATAAGCGTAGTCTGTACTTCAAGGACTCTGCCCACCCTCGACCTATCATTGGTCTTGTAGCTGGTTGCTTTAAGGGTGCTGAAGAGTCTTGGGCTGGTCAGGCAAACAGTGAATGGGCTAAAGGCATCTTCATTAAGCGTGGAGTTGAGGGTGGTGTTTATGATCCTCAATGGATTAGTATGGAGGCGCTACAGCGTGAGTATGGAGGTAAATCATAGGAAAACGTTCTGACTTCGAGAAGGTACCAAAGGACTTCTACGCAACGATAGACCCCAAAGCAGTAGAACCTCTTATCCCTTTCATTAGGGGTAAGACTTATGTAGAGCCTTGCTACGGTAATGGTGATCTGGAAGACTTGCTGATGGATATAGCTATATGCCAATGGCGTAGTGACATTAGGGAGACAGTCGAGAGTTCCAAAGTTATGGATGCTTTATCCTTGACTAAAGACCAACTAGAAGGTATCGACTTGATTGTTACCAACCCACCCTTTACTAGAACTGTCCTGATGCCTATGCTAGACCACTTCATCACCTTGAAACCTACTTGGTTGCTACTACCTGCTGATCTGATGCACAATGTCTACTTTGGTGAGGCTATGCGTAGGTGTTCTAAGGTTGTATCTATAGGAAGACTGAAGTGGATCAAAGACAGTCCACATGCTAGTGTAGATAACTTCTGTTGGTACTTCTGGCCGCAGCATTCAATCCAACAAGAAACCGTGTTCAAAGGAAGAAACAAATGATCAATCTGCAACCACTACCCACCCCTGAGAAAAGCAGCACTGTTCTGCAAGCTACAATCTTTGCCCTTGTTCGTCAGGTCTTGACTATTGGAGGGACCGTTCTGGTAGCTAAGGGCTATCTTGAGGCTTCTGACGTTGAACCTATCGTAGGTGTCATCCTGACACTGACTTCTGTAGTGTGGTCAATCGTCGACAAACGTAATCGTTAATCCTTTCTGTAGGAGAGTGGAATGACTACAAAACTTGAAGATGTTGTTGAGAGTGGTTGGAGTTACTTTGATTTGGTAGAACAGAAGACACCTACAGAAATGGTTAAAGAGTATGCTAAGGTCAGTGAACAGAAACCTGATACTGATCTTTATCAAACCTTGATAGACGAAGAGTTTGTCGAGTGGTATGATGAGGCTAACACTGGGACCAATGCCGCTGAATTGAAAGAACTAGCAGACCTCTTGTATGTCATCTACGGTTATGCTAATGCTCGTGGCTGGGACGTAGGAGAGGCTCTGGAGCGTGTTCATAAGAACAACATGGGGCGTATGTACCAACCTGATGGGACCATTAAGCGTAGAGCAGATGGTAAGATCGTCAAAAACCCTGACTACCCTAAAGTATCCTTGGAGGACCTTCTTTGATGCAATTTTTTCTTCCTCTCTTGACGACCCTCTTCATCTATCTAAAACTGGTGGGTTCTATCACTTGGTCTTGGTGGTGGGTACTCAGCCCCCTCTGGCTTGGGTTTACTACTGCCCTTGTCATTCTCTTGGTAATCCACCTACTCACTAAAGCACAGTTCAAATGACAGTACAAGAGTTGATCGACAAGCTAGAAACCATCAAGAACAAGACTGTACCTGTTGTGTTGGTGCAATGGTCTATCCAGAACCCCTTGTGCGCTAAGGCAGATGTAACTACAAATAGGATTGTAGTTCAAGCCCACCGTGTTGCAATTATCACAGACTAGGAGTGTAGAATGAAGTACTGTATGGGAACAGATTCACATATCCAAGTAAACGAGGTAGAGTCTAAAGTATGGCACGATGACGACCTATACCTTTTGACCTGCCTTAAGTGTGGTAAAAAAGAGACAACTTTAGCTAGGCGACCTAGTGACACCCTGATGTCTTGTCCCTCTCAACAACTAAAAGAACCTAAAGAAAGAACAATATGAATAACTACCTGCCGACAGACTATCCAGAATTTATCTACTACGTTTATAAGCACACTGACCCTCGGACACAAGAGATGATCTATCTGGGTCATGGTTGCAGAGGTAGGGCATGGATACATGGCAGCAAGTTGACTTGTTTACGTAGTCAGCCTCATTTAGACCACTTGGAGGATATGATCCAATCTGGTTTTAATGCAAATGCTTGGGTAGAGTTGCTTTTTACGGGCCTATCTAAAGAAGAGGCTTGCTCTAGAGAACAGGAGCTTATTCGAACCCTTAAGCCGCGATACAACATGCCACAAGGGAAACACCTTCTTAAGTTGACGCCAGAGCAGTTCGACCTCTGTAAGGTACTGCGGAAAGAGGGTTTGTTTTACCACAGCATTGCCAAAGAAGTTGGCGTAAGCACTATGACTGTCTACCGTGCCTTGAACGGGCAAACTAAAAATATTGGAGAAGCCTATGCAGACTAAGGGAAACAACTACGGTATGACGGATTACATGTCCTTCATCGCAACTTCGCGTTATGCCCGTTGGATTGACTCTGAGAATCGTCGTGAGAACTGGGGAGAGACTGTTGGGCGCTACATGGCTAATGTCGTTGGTAAAAAGCTTAACCGAAATGAACCAGAGATTAACAATATAGCTTCGGAAATTGCTGATGCCATCCTGAACCTCGAAGTCATGCCCTCAATGAGAGCACTAATGACGGCTGGTCCTGCTCTGGAGCGTGACAACACCGCTGGCTACAACTGCTCCTACCTACCTGTAGATGACCCCAAGTCCTTTGATGAGGCTATGTTCATCTTGCTCTGTGGCACAGGTGTGGGCTTCTCTGTAGAGCGTCAGTACATCAGCAAGCTCCCAGAAGTACCTGACCAGATGTTCAAGAGCGATACTATCGTTGTAGTCAAAGACAGTAAAGAAGGTTGGGCTAAGGCGCTACGTCAACTCATTAGCTTGCTGTATGCTGGTGAGATTCCCCAATGGGATGTGTCTAAAGTACGTCCTGCTGGTGCTAAACTCAAGACCTTTGGTGGTCGTGCTTCTGGTCCTGCCCCTCTGGTAGAGTTGTTTAACTTCGCTGTGAACACCTTCGTCAATGCCAAGGGGCGTAGGCTCTCCTCTATTGAGTGCCATGACCTTATGTGCAAGATTGGCGAGGTTGTTGTAGTTGGTGGTGTACGCCGCTCTGCTATGATTTCCTTGTCTAACCTTTCGGATGATCGTATGCGTCATGCCAAGTCGGGTAACTGGTGGGAAGGTCAGAAACAACGTGCCTTGGCTAACAACTCTGTAGCCTATACCGAGAAGCCTGACATGGAAACCTTCATGCGAGAGTGGTTGTCCTTGGTAGAAAGTAAGTCTGGTGAACGAGGTATCTTCTCTCGTGTTGCTAGTAAGAAACAAGCAGCTAAGAATGGGCGACGGGATACTAACTTTGAGTTTGGCACGAATCCTTGCAGTGAGATTATCCTTCGTCCCTATCAGTTCTGCAACCTGACATCTGTCATGGTACGAGGGACCGACACTAAAGAAGACTTAGTACGCAAGGTTAGGTTGGCTACAATCCTTGGGACCATTCAGTCCACCTACACCCACTTTCCCTATCTGCGAAAGGTTTGGAAAGACAACACTGAACAAGAGCGTCTGCTTGGGGTGTCCTTGACTGGTGTGATGGATAATACTCTGACAAACGGTAAATATGACAACCTCCCAGAACTGTTGGAAGACCTTCGTGAGGTAGCTGTGGCTACCAATAAAGAGTGGGCTGAAAAACTTGGGATCAATCAGTCTGTAGCTGTGACTTGTAACAAACCAGAAGGTACGGTTAGTCAACTTACTGATACAGCTTCTGGCATCCATGCGCGTCACTCAGCCCACTATATTCGTACTGTCCGAGGCGACAACAAAGACCCCCTGACACAGTTTATGAAGGATCAAGGCATCCCGAGTGAACCGGATGTAATGAAGCCTGATGCTACTACTGTCTTTAGCTTCCCTATCAAAGCCCCTGTAGGTGCAGTTACCCGTAACGACATGACTGCCCTTGAACAGTTGGGGTTGTGGTTGGTTTATCAGCGCCATTGGTGTGAGCATAAGCCTTCCGTGACAATCACAGTTCGGGATCACGAATGGATGGAGGTTGGTGCTTGGGTCTATAAATACTTCGATGAAGTATCTGGTGTGTCTTTCTTGCCACACTCTGACCATAGCTACCAACAAGCCCCGTACCAAGAGTGCAGTGAGCGGGAGTATCTTGATGCTTTGGCCCTTATGCCTTCTAAGATTGACTGGGCTAAACTAAGTGAGTATGAGACGGAGGATACTTCTAAAGGTATGAGTACCTTCAACTGCGTCGGCGGAGCCTGCGAAATCGTAGACCTGACCTAAGAATCATGTTCTACATCATCACTCGTGACGATTGCCCTTGGTGTGATAGAGCCAAGGAAGCACTTAACAATCGGGGGGAGCCTTACGAGGCTTTCCTCTACACAGAACACCCAATGCTTATCAAACTTATAGACAAGGCAGGACTAAAGACTGTCCCTCAGATTTGGCATGATAAGAAGTATGTAGGTGGCTGCGCTGAACTCTACAAATACCTAGAGGAGTTAGACGAATGACTGTTGAGAAGCCACGAGGTAAGCGGGTAACGAAGTACAAGGGTGCAGAAGAAGAGTCTGTAGCTAAGTTAGTACCAATCCTCCCCCGTAATGAAAATCAACGTACTTACTTAGAGGCTCTAAAGAAAAGCAATCAGGTTATCGCTCTAGGCCCAAGTGGTACAGGAAAGACTTGGATTCCAGTTACCTTCGCTTGTAACCTCTACCTTGGGCGTAAGATCGACAAGATCATCCTGACTAGGCCAGCAGTCTCTGTAGGTAAGTCTCTAGGTGCCCTCCCCGGTGACATGAATGAGAAGTATGGACCTTGGTTATCACCTCTCCTTAACGTCATGGAAGAACAGATGGGGAAGGGTGTAGTCGAAACAAGTGTCAAGAATGGCAACATTCGTATGGCTCCCCTAGAGTACATGCGAGGGTCATCCTTCAATGACGCTTTTGTTATCTGCGATGAAGCCCAGAACCTTACTATCGAAGAACTAAAGATGTTGACTACAAGGATTGGGGAGAACTGTACCTTTGTACTCTCTGGAGACATCCGACAGTCTGACATCAAGCAACAGTCTGGACTATCTAAAGCAATCCACCTAGCAAAGAAGTACCAGATGGACATCCCTGTCATCGAGTTTACTGTTGACGACATCGTAAGAAGTGATGTATGTAAGCAGTGGATACAAGCGTTTTATGAGGAGAATCTCTAATGGTCTTTAAGGTTGGTGATGCTGTAGTCTCGACCCTTACTAAGGAAAATCTTGGCGCAGGTACTGTGCTGTCTGTCACGGAAGATAAAGCCTTTGTAGCTTTTGCTAATCGTAAGAACAGTATGTGGTGCTACAATGAGTTCCTTAAAAAGTATGATGATTGGGAACACGATATGAACCAAGTACAGCAAGAGATTGACTCAAGGGTGGTAGGGTATGATATTCCTATCGCTGATCTATCGTATGATCCTCCTACCTTCTCGGGGGAAGGCATTACAAAAATTAGCAGCGATGGTGGACCTTCTGACTATTATGATTTTCTTCCCGGTTGGATAACCCTTAACGATTATATTGAGTATAAATCAGAACAACAGTGGGGTGCCGACAGTTTCCATCTTGCAAATATTACCAAAGCGGGTTGCAGGTGGGGGGATAAAGAGGGTACAACTAAAGTTTATGATGCTAAGAAAATCGTGTACTCTGCCATCCGTATTCTCCGACGCTTAGAGGGGACCCAAAACGTAAGAGTCTTTTTGAAAGATTTGTTGGAAAGTAAGCAGTTCACATGACAAAAACATGTACCCGTTGCTTAAAGGTTCTCGAAAGGGCGGACTTCCATAAAAATAAGACTACTTTGGATGGTCTATGTTATGTGTGCAAGGACTGTAACTCCAGCAAGTCAAAAAGATGGAAAGAGGAGAATGTAGAGAGAAGTAAGGATCACCACTATAAAAGAAAGTATGGGCTAACTTTTGCTGATTACGGTGTTATTTTAGCTTCTCAAAATAGCCAATGCGCTATTTGTTCTGTTTACTTTAGCGAGGCACAAAGAGGTGTCCTTTTTGTTGATCACTGCCACACCACCGGAATGATCAGAGGTTTGTTGTGTCAGAATTGCAATACCGCGATTGGTCTTCTTAAAGATAGTCCTTTGCTTTGTACAAAGGCGGCAGAATACCTTCTGACATCTCAGAACTAGAAGACTAAACAAATAAAAAAGCCCGTAAGTCAGGATCATGTGTCCTAGCTTACGGGCTTTTTTTTTATTCTGATGGGTGTTTCTTGTAGATGTCTAGGATGTCTCGTTTGACTTCCTTTAGGTCAGTCTGAATGTCCCGCATAATCTCACGGTCTTCACTA